AGCTTCTAAAGCATCTTTAAATGAAAGACTATTTTTATTTTGCTCTTTTAACCATTCATTATATTTATGAGTATCATTTTTAAAGGCTATATAAGACATTACAGTTGTTTCCATATTTCTACTATGATAAATAAGAAAATTAACTTTTTTATATATATCTGCAATATCTTTACATACATCTTTCATTGTTGCTTTAGGTGCTTTATTCTTTGCCATTATTGTAACCCCATTCTATTCATTATTCTGCTTAACTTTTCATTTATAAAGTTAACATTTTCTTGTAACTCTTCTACTACATCCCATATATCATCTATATGTTTTTTTTCTACTACATAGGAGATATGTACTTTTTTAACAGGCTCTTTAACTTCCTTAACAGCCTTTACTTCTTTTGCTTTAGCCATTGCTTTGTCCTTTCTTCTATTATGTTATTTAGTTTAATTTTATTCTTATGTCCATGATCTTTAACTGCACAGTCCTTACATATTTTTAGTTCATAATAAGGGTGTTCTGGTAGCATAGCAAAGCTACCCCAAATGTAGACATCTTGCAACTTGTTTTTTGCACACATCTCACACTTGAGGTATTCTTTAGATAACTTTGCTTTAATCATTATTTATATTACAGGCAGAACACTTTGCTTATTATTTTTAGTATAGCCTAATGCACCACCATCATTTCCTTCATCATCTGATTGTGGTATAATCCAAGTACCATCTTCTAATTGAAAGCATAGTGGTCTCTTATCCCACATACTATCATCAGCTTCTTCCTTAGAAAAATATTCTACTTTAACTATACGTTTACCTAATAATGTCTCACTAGCTTTATACTCCCAGTAAGTTACTATCTTTTCTCTGAACTTTGGGTCATCCTGTTTTGGAAACTTCATGGTCTCTCCTTTATTTATTTATTTTCTTTAACATCCATTCACAAGCTTCAATCCATCCTTTATTTATATAGAAGTCTGGCTCTCCATCCCAACTTTCATTCTCCTCTCCGTTGAGTTGAAGATCATTTATTGTCGCCTTCAATACTAGCTTCATGTCCTTCTTCTTTTGTCGAAGTATCTTCACTTGTAGTTCTAGTTCTTCTTTTGTCATTCTTTCCTCCCGAACTCGGGTCGCTGCCGTCATCTCAATTAGCAGCGAACCCACAATTTGAGCACATGTATTTGCAATTATCAACGATGACATCAAATGCACATACCATACATTTCGCTATATTCATAGCCTTATTCCTTATCTTTTCCAGTAAGCCTCATACCTAGCTGCATTACATAATCCATCCACTATCATAGCATTTTGCTGATAACTAGCCATAGTAGGCTTTTCTTTATGCCATAATATGTCTGTAGATGCATTAAGTAAATTCCAACCATTTTGTCTCTCAAAGTACTTACCTTTAGGGTTAGTAAACTTAGTTACTATCTGTCCCCATAATCCGTCAGGTAAATCCCTAAGATACTCATGCCTAAGGACACCTAATGTTTCAGTTGAAAGGTTATTCTCATTAAGTACCTTTAAGTCAGATATGAATTTATCTAATCCCTTGCTCCCTGATGCTATATTGTTAATGTTTCTAACCACATCATTTAGATTACCTTTCCAATCCTCACTGTTAGGATGATGACTAAACTTATATGTATTAAAGAAATGCTTACTCATCATTCCATTTGTACATGCTAGTCTATATAACATCATTCTAAATCCAAATGATCTTGAGCCATCATAACTATTCCAGAATTGGATACCTAAAGCCACATCATCACCAGCTTCTACTTCTCCTAGTATATGATTAGACCTCATTGAATAGATAAAATTCTTACCATTAAAGAACTCTTTATCTAATGTAAAGTTAATACTTGACTCTCTAGCCACCATTTCTGCTGCATCCCTAACTTCTGCATTAGGTACTAACAAATAATTGTGACCTACAACACCTGCTTCTTTCCATCCTTTACTTGTCTCTCTTTGGATAGCATAGGCAGATGAGCTTATACCTTCAAAATCTAAAGGTACTTTTCTTATGTCTCTATAGGGGTTCATCTTCTTCTCCTTATTTAAGTTTGTCTCTAAAAATTGCTTGGCCTCCATCTGAATCTGTCTCTATTACTACCCGTACACCAGTCTTTTCAGTTAAACGTGTTCGTTCATCTTCTAACCACTGACGAGTAGTAATAAAAAGTTTTCTATTGTTGCACCAAGTTATGTCTTTTGGGTCTAACCACTTAGTTATTTGTATCATTCTATCCTCAATCCATTTAAGTTTAAGTGAACATTTAAACCTTCTTTCTCTCTATTTGCAGTACATTGCAAGTGTAGAGATTTGATTAGGTTTTTATCATCCTTATATGGGGTCAATGATAGAACCTTATTCGCATTATAACCAATACGGAAAGATCCTTTTGATGAAGTAATATCCATACCTTCATGGAAAGCCTGCTTAGTTATCTCTGATACAGCTATGACAACTACATTATTCTTAATAGCAAGTTCCATTAATGATTGAGATACTTCTTCAACCTTCATATTATTATCATGCTTTTTAGTTTTGAATAAACCCATATGGTCTACCACTACAATTTCTGGTTTCTTAGGTAGCATCATTATACGTTTATCAAGCTCATAAGCATAACAACTATTGTAATCTACAGTTAGCCAATCAAAGTTCTGACTTACTCCATTAGCAAATTGTTTATAATGAGAGTTTAGTTGCTCTTCTGTCCAACCATTCTCCATCATAACAAATCTCATCCACATTTGACGTGGACTCATTTCCATTTCTAGAAAGTAAGTTTGTCTCTTTAATTTGTTCACCCAATTCTGTAATAACATAGTCTTCATAGATTTAGGTGGTGCTTGTAGGATTACTACTTCGCCTGGATATATAGGAAAGTCTGTATTGTAGAACTCACCTATATTTATAGGATTATGGTTTCTATTTAGGAAATCAACAAATTCTTTTTCCATTTGAGAAGCTCCCATAATACTACCAGACTTCTTAGTTTTATAGAGTCGACAACTAGATTGACAATGTAAGTCCATAACATTATCACTACAGCCATAATTATAGCCATTACCATTATGTCCTTCATAACAATCAGTTACTATCTTATCCATCTCACCTTTAGTAAAAGGATGTGAAGGTATGTCTACTCTTTCTCTCCAATCTTCCATGATAAGTCTAACAACATTCTCAGGATATCTCCATCTAAAGAAAGCTGCTATTCTTAATGCAGTTTGGTGCCTCGAACCTTGAGGTGTACCAGTTAACATCCGTTGTATACATGGATACCAGATAGGGTCTGGATTTCTACCAAGTGTTACTGTCTCAAAAGTTTTGTCACTAGCTATAGATTTTCTTGACATTACATCAAACACTGGGTCACATTCATTATCCCTAACTGCTGTATTCCATTTAATTGTTTTTCTAGATGTCTTGGCTATCTCCTGAATATGAGTAACACTATCATGTAATTCATTATTTTCAAGAGGAACTTTCCATAAACCAGACTTACTATTTAAAGTGTTTACTATTCTAATAAGTCTTGTTTTATCTGATACTGAAGGGTCTGCATATTCATAGATACCATGTCCTTTTAATTCATCCTTAACTTTTAAGTGTAAATCTTCACAAGGTTTCCATCTAAATGCAGCACCAGGTATTCCTAAATGAAAGCCAGTTCCTGAAAAGTATACTTGATAAGGTATACACAAATCATTCAACATTATAGTTAATGCTATAGTTGATTGCTTTGCTACATCAGGATTAGCTCCATCTACGTCTAATATAAACTCATCAGGCATGTATAATACACCATCATATTTGCCAAGAGTACCATTCTTCTTTACATAATCAATCACATGTTGATCGTAATCCCATAGGGACATGAATGTATCTTGTGCTGTACCTGCCCATTTACTTATATCATTTGCATCACTGAAATGATGTCTATTTTGTATGCCAAAAGCAAACTCTTTAATCATGTTTAAACTCCTTTAATTTCCATCCAGCTTCACGTTTATGTGGTATGTTGACTTTATCCACCTTAACAATATCATCTAACCTTAACTGCCTAAATGCTCTATTATATGTATCAGGTGAACCGAGTATTCTGCCGAACTGTTTGCTCCTATAAGATAAATTCTGTATGTCACTAGTGTAGAACTTCTTATCGCCATACCATTTATGAGTTAAAAAGTTTATTATATGCTGTCTAACTGTCATATCTACTCCTTACAAACTCTGTTATATTCTTAATGAATTTGTCTAAGTCATGTAAATCGTGTAGACCATTCATTCTTTGTATTTGTCTTAGGAAATTCTTTATCTCTAGCAATAATGTTTCAGCTTTATCTGCTCTATGCTCTAGAGAGAAAATCTTTCCTGCTACTTCTTTAGGTAGTTTTTTCATAATTACTCCTTATAATAAAAAGGGGAACCAACTATTAATAAATAACCAGCTCCCCTTCTCCGCACTAGGACATAACACTCAGTTTAGAATGGTACGTTTTCTAAGTCTGGCTTTTTAGTCTCTGTTGGAAATTCAGACATACCATTTGATTGAGTATTTCCGAATCTCTTTTGAAAGTTAGCTTCTGTAGCACTTTTAATAGCTGTTACATCGCTTTCTGTGTATGATAACTTTTCACCTTCTTGTTCAACTGGTGCTATATTGTCAAACATTCTTGTGTAGTTATTGCCAGTCTTATTTTCCTTGTAGAAATAAACATTAATTTCTTTTCCTACAAGATTACCAGGCTCATCATCATATTGAATCACAGGTTTCTTACCAGTAGGGTCTTTAAGTACATCCATTATTCCAGCATTTGCATACCGAAACAATCCTGCTATCTTAAATTCCTCACCAGTTGTTTTGTTTTTGGTCTCATAAATACGCAGATATGAATTATCTGGATATTTCTCGAACCATAGATCAATGTATCTCTTTCCTTCACCAGTAGGGTTCTTCCATACACCATATTCGGCTTTAGTTATCTTTAACTGATGCCAACCTACAGTATATAGTCCCCCACCACCTGAAGAAACAGTCATGGTTTTAATTGCCATAATCAGAGTCTCCTTTATTGATTAGTGTGTACACTAGTTGCACCATTAGCGACAGTCTTTTGAGCTGTAGCCTTTGGCTGTTCTTTAATTAATGTCTTCAAAGATAGAGTCTTTCCAGTACCAGGAGAGCCTATTACAAGCACCTTAATACCTTCCCAACCTTTCTTATTAGCAGCATCAATTAATATTTGATAGTCCTGTGGTATCTCTTTATCTAATAATTGAGACCTATCTTTAGCATGGTCATATATAGATGAATGAGTTGTATGCCACATGAACTTGTTACTTCCATCAGGAAGATTAATTGTCTTAGTATATAGAACAAAGTCAAACCATTTAGACACATCTTCTTTTGAAGAACCATCTATATATGGTAATACTTTATTTGTTCCATCATCAAGAGTCATAATTTTAGAATGACAATTACATATTACAATGCCTGGAAAACTAGTTATCCAAGCTAATGTACTATCTAACTTATTCTTTAATACTCCCCATTGATTTATCTGCATCTTACCATCTTTGTCAGCTAATGTACGTTGTAGCTTTTTAGATAGCTCAGAGAATGTATCAATAACGACTGCATCTACTTTAAAACTTTCATCTTTAGCTGTAGTAACAAAGTGCTCTTCGTTAATTGTTAAGGGTCCAACATTCTTCTGTACAGAATTAGTCTTAGTCTGATATATTTGACGGAATACATCAGTTGTTTGTATGAAACTAGAAGGAGTTAATACAGGAAGGTTAAACATCTTTTGTATCTCATCATGTCCACCTATTGTTTTACTCCCATTCTCTAGATCAAATAGTAATATATTCATATGTCTCCTCTATTTTGGGGGACAAAAATCCCATATAGTAGAACTACATAGGTCTATTTTATCCGTTTATTTTAGTAGTTTATTTCTTTGCTCTTTACGCTTGATAAGTTCAATCATTCTACTCTCAATACGTAATTTGGTTCGCTTAGGTTTAGATTCGGTTATTGCCCGTAAATATTGGTCCAGCGTAGTGCTGATTGCCATGTCTTCTAGTGTCGATTCTTTTACCATAGTGCGGTTGTAATTTACAAAACTTCTAGCTATTAAGCTACACCTTTTTACCAGTAGGCGAGTCAGATACAGAAATACATTTAATCTCTATACCTTCTAAAGATACTGAATAATCAAACATGTCTTTTATATCTTTTTCAGACAAATCATCATTATCTGTGCTAGTGTAATTTAATTCTACAAGTGCGAGTTTCTTATGTTTTGTCATTGCCTTTCTCCTTACTTCCTGTTATCCAGTTTTTAAGATTGTTTATTTCATGGAATATGTGGTTATCAGGACAGTTTACTTCTTCCCAATTATCCTTCTCATCTTGCCACATATAATTTACAACAGTTACAAGTGAATTCATTGTCTTTTTACTTAGTCTCATGTTATATCCTTTCGTTAAATTATTGAGAATCTCAGCTCTACCTGTTTATTGTAACATATTCCTTTGCCTACAGAGCACATGGGTGATGCAGGACTTACAGGACCAGTTACTGATTCTCAAGTTAAATGAGAAAGGGGTCGGTTAACGGTTTACCTTTATGTTAACTTTATTGGACTATGGTGTACACCAGCCTGCAGACCTCGTGCCCTTTCTCAAATTATGTAGTCAATGCAACTGTAAAGACTCTTACAATATATACTTTTCAGTATTCTTATCGCCAGCGAGGATTTACATTACAGCGCCATACAGGTTCTCTTAGACTAAAAGTCCGTGACTGACATGACTACAATTAGATTAGCTTTTTTTTCGTTTAATAGTAGTGCTCATATCTGTTTTGCGAAGCCTTTCGGTCTACAACCACATCGATTATAAGTTCCTGGAATAAACTTAGTGTAACTTCTCAGGACTGCTACTAAACTAGTTACATACTATTCTAACATTAATCTACTTCTTTAATCTCAACTAATTCCTTTTTACCACTAGGATGAGTAAGAAATAAACCTAATCTTCTATCTTTATGCCATCTACTTTGTTCAAAGTAAACTTCATAATGATCTCTTGCTCTTTGAAGAATTAATTCTTTCTGGTCTTTGTTTCCACAATAGAAATTACCTGTATACGAACCCCATTCTCCATCTTCTTCTTCTACCATCCATTCAGCAAATACTCTTTTTGTATATACATCAATTGAAGATTGGCATCTAATTATTTTACCAGTTAATTTCTGTTTATACTCTTTAAGCTTTGTTTCAAGTAACCCAACTGCAATATTTAGCTCTGCTAATGTTCTTTTTTTAACTTTCTCTTCTTTAGTAGGTCTTCCTATTTTAGTTTTTTCCATGTTATCTCCTTTTAAGTTGATTAAATTTTTAAGAGAGGCTTGACCCTCGTTAGTTTATCTTTGTCCGCTAGATGTGTTAGTAGGGAACAACCCATACAAAGTAGTAAGACAAGGGATTCCAACCCTACACTCAACGTTCGATGAGTGAATGCACATTCTTACTTATATAATAGATTCACCTACCGAAGTAGCCTTTGGTTTTAACCCTAAATTCCTCTATTATATTACTCGCCTGTCAATATCCTCTCTTAATTATAGGACAGCTGATAGATTTTCTATCATATTCCCGAGGAGGAATCCAATTAGTAATAGTTTCACTTATTAATTAATTAACTGTCCTAATGTAAATTCATTTTCTTAAGTGTATTCTTTTTAGTACTAGACATCCATATTCTTGGTTTTATCTCACTTAACCAATCCTGTATACTTGGAATAAATCCTATATCCTCTCTTATATGTTGCTCTGCTATAGAACGAACTGGTACTTTTTTACCATTAGAGTTAGTGATTGTAATTCCAAATACTTTTTCACATTCTTGTACACCTTGAGTATGATGTCTTAATGCTCTATGTCTTATATCAGCATAGTAATTCTTTGACTCATCAAACCAAGTATGTATCTTATGATAGTCTTCTTCTTTACCACCAAAATATTTTACACTAGACTTGCAATGATTAAATGCTTTCATACATCATCCTCTCCTTTAAATAAATGTATCTTTACTGTAACCTCTTCATCTTCTATAGTAGGAAATTCCCATAGGAAAAACTTACTATCTTTATACATTAATTGACTTATATCTTCTTCGGTTAAGTTTACTTTTATATTATAGCTTTTCATATGGCTCCTTTATTAAATCTAGAGCCCAGATAGTCTAAGAAGGAATGTTCTGGGCTATTGTTATATCTAACATTAAAGACTTCTTATTCACTGCTTTCGGAATAAGTCACTCCTATTGTAGGATTTGTGGCAGTTATCATTGAAACATCTAATACCGAATGGCTTGCAAATAGGATATCACGATAGGGTACTAGTACAATCTTGAGTGCTTTGTCCACCTACTAAATATCAATTACTATGCTAATAGCAATTAATTCTTTACTGCACTTTTTAATTGGAAAACTGAAGATTCATCTTGCTCATCTCTGAAAAATGATACACCATCTATTTCAATAGTCTCATCCTGTACATTTAAGATAACTGTTCCACTTCCACCTTCATTGTTATACCAATCATAATTAATAGAATTAACTAGTATATCTTGTATATTAAAATCTCTATCAACAAGATCTCCATGCCAATTCCTTGTCTTAAAATCAAATGATGAATTAAATTTGTTCTGAAGATTATCTAATTTCTTACGATTCTTAGATTCTATACGTTTATATTCATCTATTTTACTATCACTAAGACTTGTATTCCATCCATGATCTTTGCCTCTATCTTCATAATGTTTATGTGTTAAGTATGCTTCACAATCATATGCTTCTCCTTCATCACCACATCCTTCATAACCAACAGTTATATATTTAATACCTGCTTTCTGTAAGATAGGTAAGAATAGAGATAAATCATGTTCTCTATCTTTAATATGTAACTTTTCTTTTTCATAATAGTCTAGTGCTTTCCACTCTTCCTTACTATATAATAATATATCTTTCATAGGGTCTCCTTTTATATGTTATCTAATAATTCATGACATTTATTGCAAATCGTGTAATCTTTCTTTAATTCTGAGTTATGAAAATACTCTTTCTTCTTATATGTATCACATTCATCACACATAAATCCCAATTTTGAATCTATTATTTCCTGTTCATCAATTATATCGTCAATAAAATCTACTACTCTCTTTTTATGACCACCAATATGCCATTTATAGCATTCATCATAACGTTCTTTCCAAGAATATATAGTAGCTATATCTCCATTTTCAAATTCAACTACCCATTCACATTCTACTTTTACATCTCTTGAAATAATAGGTGGTCCAAATATCTTCTTTAAACCTTCATATGAATTAAATATATATCCTTGTAAAGATGTTTCAACTGCTAATTCCCAGTCACTATGTGTTTTAAATTTCATACTATCCTTTCTATTCTATCAAAAAAGGGCTCAATTAAGAACCCTTCTTTGGCTATACAATATTTAGTGCAGAGGTTGCTGTGGTGAGTATCTCCTGTGCATGGAGGGTAGGTTGTTGTGGTTAAGTTATCAAAAATTTGATCAATAAGTACCATATATAAGCACTTAT